TTATTCCAAGCATATCCTTTGCTATGTTTGTCAGCAAAAGCTTCAGTGAGACCAACTTTGTTCTTGGAACCCTTCGTCCTAACACCCGGGTAGGCGGAAAAGATATTATCTGTCGGATCTCCCCGCATACACTTCTCAAACAGGATCCACGCCGGGTCAGGGATACACTTGGGTTCCTTAGTCTTTTTATCAATTACTAACTTACCTTTCTTATCGTATATACCGTCAAGGGTGTGTAACTCATCACTAACTCCGTTGTATTGCCGTACATTAGACGCCAGCAGCTGGTAAAAGTCAGTGTCTGACGAGATAATGATATGTTCGTCACCAGGGTGGGAATGAATCCATCCGGCAATAAGATCGTCGGCTTCGAGTTGTTCGTGTCTGAGAACTGTGCAATTAGTTTTTTCAGTAAGGAAATTCTTAAGCTCATCAAAAGTTTCCCAAAAAAGACGATCTTCTTCTGCCTCAGCTTCAGTAAGAGCGGCCCGGGCCACTGCACGATTCTTTTTATATGGTTCGTAGAAATCTTTGCGCCATGACCGTCCCTCCAAACAGAATACCACATGGTCGGCTTTATAATCTCGCCAGGTTTTATTAACTGATCCAAGTGTAACATGGATAGCGAATCCTAATCGATCCCAAGTATCGGATTGCCGGCTAGCAGCATGACGGGCACGAAAGAATGTATTTGCGGTATCTACTAGTAAGTATCTCATACGATAATAGTAGCATTTTATAATAATTTAGTCAAGTGCGGCAAAAGAAATTCTGCCCATTTTTCGTGTCCATCTGGGCCAAAATGATGTACAGAATTATGTTTACAATGTTGATTTTTTAGATATTCAACAAATGTCATATCTTTGTTATATGGTTGAATATAATTCAATTCCCAGTTAAACTGATCGCGAACTTTGTTATTTGAATTAGTAAAAAAATAATTAAAAGTATTAAAAAATAAATGTGGTATGTTTTTATTTTTTAATAGCATATGAAAATTCCAAATTTGTTCGTGAGCCAAATTTGTTTTTTCTTGCCAATTAATATTTAAAATATAATCTTTATATCGTTGAGCCCATTTTTTTGGTACTTGATCTATACCGGAACAATTTACTTGATACCAAATTTTATCTTCGTCGTTATACCATTCTTCTCTTTCCCAGGTACTCCATCCGATAACTATTATATCGGGCTTGTTGTTTTCTAAATATTGTGTTGTAGTACGAATGATTCTATCATTACTACTTGCTGCTTCAGCTTCGCAAATTAAAGTTGTATTTAATTTTTTAGACAAAAGATTTCCGTAACTAACTTCTAAGTTGTCCGGATGTGGGAGTCTTTTGCCTTTAGTATTCCAGAGTTTAATATCATCTTCAGCAAAACAAAATTTGTTAACAGCTTCTGCAGCAGTACTATGACTATCACCGTTTACATATAAAATTGTCATTTACGATATTTCACTTCTTCCCTTACCTAGATTGTTACAATCAACTCTTCTCGGTCGTGCATCGATGGGTTGATTGGCTTCCCATTGTTCGTAATTTTCTTGAATAATATTTCTACAGAATGTATTTGCGGTATCTACTAGTAAGTATCTCATATGGTAATAGTAGCATATTACAATAATCTAGTCAAGTAAGGCAAAAGAAATTCTGCCCATTTTTCGTGTCCATCTGGGCCAAAATGGGTTCGTTTATTTTTAATAAACGGATCGGCTGGTTCTCTTACATCTTTGCAACCAACAGACCTTAGATAATTAATAAAATGAAAATCATCATACGGATTTATATAATTGTTTCCGTATTCGTGTTGGTGAAAAGGCAAATTTGCATTTTTGAATGTATTATGACTATGGAAAAAATTACTGTAGCAATTAAAGAACAAATGTGGTATTTGTAAATCACGAAGTTCTAAATGAAAATTTTTAATTTCGTCATGCCAAAATATTTCTTTTTTTTTCCAGTCTACATTAACTACAAAATTTTTATATCTGTCCGTCCATTTTTCTGGGACAGAGTCAATGCCCGAAGCGTTTACTTGATACCAAAAATTATCATCTTCATTATACCACTCTTCTCTTTCCCAGCTGGTCCAGCCTATAATGATTATATTAGGTTTATTTGTTTTTAAATATTCTCTAGTTGTTCGTATAATACGTGTATTAGAACCAGCCGGCATGGCATCACAGACAAACCCAGCGTTAATCTTATTAGCTAACAACTGTCCATAACTTGCGGGTAAATTATCTGGATGTGGTTTATTAAACCATTCGTCTTGCCATAATTTTGGATCGTCTTGGGCAAAAGCAAAATCGTTTACAGCTTGAGCACCGACACTATGACTATCACCGTTTACATATAAAATTGTCATTTACGATATTTCACTTCTTCCATTGCCAAGATCATTGCGATCAATGCGCCTAGGTCTAGCATCAATAGGTTGATTGGCTTCCCATTGTTCGTAATTTTCTTGAATAATATTTCTACAAACAGTTTGAAACCATCTATCAACAATATCAGAATCAGTTTCATTCTCTTTCATCATAAATCCGGATTTAACTAATCTAGCTATAAAAATATCATTCCAGTCAAGCTCAAAAGATCCATTACCTACATTATTTGGATCTAATTCAATGGTTACAACACTGATATACGGCTCACCTTCCTCTGTGGCTAGTTCTTTAGCAGATTTCTTTTTTACTGTTTTAGATTTTTCTTCTTTAGGTTCAGGTTTCTTTTTCTTTAACCAATCAAACATTTGGTTCTCCTTGAATTCTATTTTGCACTTGATTTATTATGTGTTGCTTTTCTTCATCTGTATATTTTGTCCAATTAGATATCTCTTCAATTGTTCGATAACAACCTACACAAATTTTGTTTTCATCTAGCTCGCATATGTTTATGCAAGGACTTATTAAGTTCCCCATTCGTTTTTAAACAAAGGCACTTGTAGTCTATCTGAATATCTCCAACCTTTTGCTAAAGCTAATTCTGCCACTCTACGATTGTTTAGTGTATATACACTTTCTACTCCACCCACAGGCATTAGATATACAGAACCACCAAAACCTGCAGATCGATATTCAGAAACTGCTTGTTCTGCTTCTAAAACATCATCTTCAGTTGCAACTACAAATTTAAGGTAGGTATATCCAACATGTTCGTATTTTTTTACTACTTGAGGTTTAATTGCATCTTCCCATTTTTCACCTGACACGGAAAGTTTGGGCGAAACAGAAAATGTTAATCTATCATATCTTCTACCGTGTCTGGTCCATTCTATAAAAAGGTAATCCCAGAACTCTTCAGTTAATTCTTGTGTGCCATTTGTTTCGAATGTAATTTCTCTTAGAGACTGCATATCAGGATGGTTAAGTAAATCTGGGTAAGCTCGTTGCCATCCCAGAAATGGTTCACCGCCGGTAATAACAAGATGTTCGTCTTTCCATTTACCGTGCGGAAGTATTTCCATAATACGTTCTACAATTGCATCCGAAGTCAACATAGGACTTAGATCTTTGAACCTAGGATCCCATGACGCATAACTATCACATCCTGTAGATACTAGAGGAAGTTCTTCGTACTTACTGTACTTGCTAGGATCAACTGCATTTGCTTCCTCACTTAATTGACTCCTAGGCATTCCAAATCCAGCACACTTGAAATTACAGCCAAAGGTGCGAAGGAATACACTAGGTACACCCATATACCTTCCTTCACCTTGTATACTATAAAATAATTCTGCTATTTTAAGTTTACTCATATTTTACCAATGTCTAATGATACCTGCTATGATAAACAGGTTTGTTATAATGTATACTAACACAATGGCGGTGCGGATGCAAGCAATCTTGTTTGCTTCTATATCTGTAGATCCTGATTTTTCGCCTAATGCTTTAGCCCAAAGTCTCCAGATATTACGCAAAGAGATCCTCATCCCATTCACGATGACCTTCGCGGAAGGCCATATTTGATTGTGTTTCACGAACTTCTACTCTAAAACACCAAAGGCGTTCGGCTTCACCAGGTCCCCACATATCAGGAATATACACTCCATTAACGTATTTGTAAAGCATATCTGCTAGTCCTTCGCAACCCAGCCTAGGTAGTATAGTCAGTTTGGCCATGTTCTTTTCTTGTAATAACTTGAACGTTTCTAGTTCTGGATCATCTTGTGCTACAAGTAACGTATGATCAAATTGGTCCTCTAGAATCTTTTTAAGTTCTTTAAGACCGCCGTAGTCAGCGGCCCAGTTACGAACATCTAGATTATCGGTACCAAAATAAAATTTCATTGAGAAGCTGTATCCATGAATGAGATTGCAATGCGAGTCCGCTCGCCATTGACGATAAGCACAAGGAAAAGCGTCGTGGTATTCTTTGGTACTTACATACTTGTAAGTTCTTGGCGGATTTGTTTCGTTGAGGTAAAGCATTTATTTCTCCTATGTTAAATTTTAGCATAGGCTTGCAGAATTTGTAAAGCGGGATGAAAGACCTAAAGGCCGCTGTGTAGATTAATATTTATTAATAAATTTAGGAATATTAAATTCATTGTAAATCAATTCCTTATATTCGTTTGATCTCTGTTGTTTTAATAAAACTATTTCGTGCCAGTTAATTTCTGATATTGCTTTATTATAATCAGTTATATCTATTCCATATGATGCTAATTGTAATATTGCCATATCTGACAATTTTTTCATTCCGGTTAATTCATATTGTTTATTATAATATTTGCACAATTCGTTACATTCATTAAAATTAGTGTAATCATTTTCCCAATAATGTGTATTATAATGTATCTCTCCAGGATGCATCTCTGGATTAAAAGGAGTTAAATTTTTATATCCGTACTTTGCAGGATTTTTTTCTATTTCACTTACAAAGCCTGTAGTAGATGCTCTATTAGAATAAAAGTATAAAGGCCTAATAACCCAACTACTAACTAGATCTTCTGACAAAAATATTTCGCACGTATTTTTTATAGATTCTATACTTTCGTGTGGAAGACCGGCAATAAATCCAACGGCTGTAGAAACTTTAGTATTCCACACTTTTTTAAGCATTCTGAGTGTATCTAACATTTTATCTTTAGCAAGTCCTTTACCTATCGTTTGACCAGTTTTTTTATTAAATGTTTCTACACCAAAATAGCATGATCTTAATCCACTTTGCAATAATAAATTAATAGTTTCGGGATGAGCTGCTAATAAATCTAATCTTAAATATGCCCAATATTCTAATTTAAATGGTAATTTTTTCGAGATTTCGTGTATAAATTTTACTTTATCTACAGTATCGTTAAAAGTATCATCTAAAAAAATATATCTTGTAGTCCCAAATTTGGCATAGTTGTCTAAAAATTCTTCGTAAAGAACATCAAAATCTTTAATATAATCGTTTTTTCGTTTACCATTTAATGGAAAAGCGCAAAAAGCACATTTAAAAATACAGCCTCTACTTATTTCGATAGGTAAAGTTTCATTCGGTAAAATACCATCATAAGTTTCATAGGCCATTTTTCTATGTACAAAATCGTAATCGGCCGCTGTACTGTCATTGAGTAGAGTAAACCCGTAAATGCTTTTGTAAAATTTTTTTAATTCTTCTTGTTTGTATAAATGATTCGCTAGATTAATTACGCTGATATCTGCATAACCAGCAACTACATAATCAAAATCTTTATTGGCTTCAATGTCGTTTGCTGTAGAACCACCAAGCACGAGTTTACAATTATGATTTTTACTTTTTATAAAATCTTTTAATTGTTTATTTAAATGTTTACCATGTGGCAACATTGTACCATCAGGACAATCTCCCCATTGTATTCCGCCTTTATAATGTTTATTTTCAACTTCTGTAAATACATTCCTATAAAACATATTGTTGATTCCTACAAACAAGGTTTTATTGGAAATTAATTTATCTAGAATATATAGTATTTCTTCAAATTCAAAAATATGAATATGATGTAAGACTGCTACTTGATAGCCGGATAATCTTAATTCTCGAGCAATCTTAAATACACCAAATGATTTAGAAAAAAATACTGGTTCTGTTAAATCTGATATCAGAATAATATTAGGTTTACTATTATCAAACATTTCAATCAAACAGATATATATCTCTCGGAGGCACGTTCCATCTGTTCTCGTAAATTATTATCTGTCACATGTTCGAAAAACTTCATTATAAACATACTGGCGGTACTAGCATCGTCGCCATGAAAATGTAATTTCGTTCCACCTGATCCATTTTGATGATGGTGGCAGCGTATTCCTCGACCGTAACTTACATAATATACAGATTGTTCTCTGCCCCGAGTGTCATACCAAGAATCCTGCTTAACTTCGCCGCCAA